CTCAACTCAAATATCAACGGCGCTCCACTCGCCTTCGCCTCAACAATAAAAGAGTCTGGTTCCCAGTTCCTATATTCTCGCATAGCAATCTCTTTTAACTCAGGAAATTCCATTCTTCTTTTAAACGCATCAAGCAAAATAATATTGGGATCTCGCGCATTCTCGTTTAAATAAAATATCCCCCATGTCGTACACGCAGAATAGTCAGACCGCTCACTCTTCGTAAACGCAGTATCCCAACTCTGAATAATATACTCGCACGGCGGTATATCTTCCCCTTCCCATATTTTCCACCACTCCCGCTTAACAATCGCACCCTCCTCACTGGTCGGGCTTTGCATATACTGCGCATTCCACTTACTCGCAGGCAGTTCAGACTTTAATGCCTCCAACTCTGGCAAACTCCAAAACTCTGGCCAAAGCGGTTTCCCACTCGGCATAATCGCAGGCAACTGTATAACGTCCCACTTCTCCCCGTCCCTATCAATCATCGACTGAACAATCTTGCCCGTCAAATCCTTCTTCGCCCACCTTGTCATCACCACCACAATAGACCCGCCAGGCTGAAGACGTTGCCTCGGCCCAGATGTATACCACTCATACACCTTATCAAACACAGTTGGATCGCTAGCCGCTAACGCCGCCTCCTGCTCACTATGCGGGTCATCAATAATAAGCAAGTCCGCGCCCTTACCCGTCACCGTACCGCCAACACCAATCGCAAAGTATTCGCCATTCGAATTCGTACTCCACCTTCCCGCCGCCTTAGAGTCAGACCTTAAATTAACAAAAGGAAATATCCTATGGTACTGCTCGCTCGCAACTAAATTCCTTACCTTCCTACCAAACCCAACCGCCAACTCAGCCGTATTAGATGTTTGGATAATCTTCTTCCCAGGATACTTTCCCAAATACCAAGCAGGCAAAAGAAAACTCGCAAACTCACTCTTCGTATGTCTAGGCGGCATATTAATAATCAGCCTCTTTATCTCCCCCTTCGCAATCTGCTCAAACTTCTCAGCCATCAACTCATGATGCCGACCGTGTATAAACCCAGGCCACATCTCATTTACAAATAACATAAAGTCATCCGCCGCCCTCTCCACTGTCAGACTCTTCTTATAAACCTCAAACATCTGAAACATCTCCTGCGCCATATCATCTGGCATCTTAGAGATTGCATCAATAATATCCTTATCCTTCATTCAATATTCCTAAAGTTAATATAAGCAGGCCGAACACTCCTATCCTTCCCAGGCAACTTCTTCAACGCCCCCAACTCGCAAAGGTTCTTAATCACCCTAGATACATTCCCGCGCCCCTTATCCCCACTATTCCTCATAATGTCATCTATAGTCGGCCCATACCCAAACTCCTTCCACCACTCATCCACCACTATAAATATATTCCTCTCCTTCGGTGTCATCTCCATCTCCATACACTGTTCATAACTCTTCCCCACCTTCCTCATCTTCTCCAGCATACTTTTGCTGTATTCGTATTTTTTCTTCATATAAATCAACCACTTACGACAGGGGTGCAACAAGTTGCACTTGTTTTTTGAAAAAATATACCCCCCCCACCTTTTTATTTTGAGCTTGGGAAAAACAATTTTTCATATGATTACTTTTTTTGCGGAATCGTTTGTATGGAATAGTATGCGTTAGGAGAGCCCGTGCGCCCCGTCAAAAGCGGTGGGTGCCCCTGCGGTGGGGTCGGCGAGTGCAGAATCTGGGTTTTCTATTTCTTCCTGAAGACTGCGTGCCCCAGTTCTAACTGGCTTTGCTTCCACATCTATTACTTCCTTGATGCGTTCTATTAGTTGAGCCTTGATGTCCTCAGACTTTTTGGTGATGACGGTCGTCTCCTTTAGCTCAACGAATGCTCCCACCTCATATAGCTTACCTATTAGTTCCAAAGCCTTGATCCTTTGTGCAGGTGGGAACTCAGTATCGAGTGAGTGTTGCACCAACTGTTGTACGAGCAATGCCTTTAGTTGAGCGGGTTCTCGCTGTTTTTCTGCTTCGATTGCCAGCTTATAGGCTTCTATCTCCCTGACCACACTTGGATGCTTGGCCAGTTTATACGGATCTTTATCTAGAGATGGTTCATATCCTACGTTATATGTCTCTCTGTATGCTTGTCTTTTACTCATAGTGCCTAAAGCTACTTTGCGGGCGAATTCTCTTTGCTTATTGGTAAGCGGTTGTTTTGTCCCTAGTATCTGCTCGATTGGTGTCTTGTCTAGCGTCTCTTTTATCTGCGCTCTTGTCATTCTCTTGACGGTCTTCTTGTTCTCTGCGGTCATTTCATTCCTCTGCAACTTGTTGCACCAGTTCGTGAGTATATATCAATAACTAAGTTATTAACAGGATGTGAACAGGTTATCCCACTATCCACAGGCTGATAATCTTATTCACAATTCTATGCTTTTGAATACTTTAGCGGTCGTTTTGATGTAATGCTTAGTACTACATAGGGTTTTAATCTGGGGATAACTTGTGGGCAAGATGTGGACGAATCGAGAATGGCACGAATCTTTCGCCTTATATACGGATAGGGCGAAAATTTTACAAACATACACACAAGGAGTGAACATGGATATATCGACTAAACAGAATCGGTTGGCTTTGAAGAGGGTGCTAGAGATTGCCCAATTGGTGCTTGAGTATGAGTCAACGGTCAATATGATTAAAAAGGAATTAGACTTTGATGATGCACTTATGGATAGGTTGCACGAGATTGTCTCGATTGATCTATTAGAGGAGCAAGGGTTGACCAGATCGGATGCCCAAGCAATGTATGAAGCACAGATGTTAAACAAGTAAGGAGAATTAAATGATGTTGGCAATAAATATGACTGAGCCTGATTTCATTCGGTTTGTGCGGGCTTATGCAATGGAACACTACGACAAAGGCGGTTGGGACGAAGTTTGTGAAGCATGGGACGATGGAGATATTCTTGAGTACTACATTGAGGGAAACCCCACAAAGGCATTCAAGGAACTATCCAAGACGGTCAAATTGCGGTTCGATTACGCACAGGAGATTCGTAGCACCGCATTCTGAGCATAACTGACGAGACTTCAATAGTCGAAACCCCGAAAGGGGTCTTATGCAACTACAAGGAATACAAATGTTAACAACAACACTACAAGACCCAATACAAGTTAAGACCTACTTAAGGGCATTCGGCCTGAGATATACATTTTGGTATCTCAATGAGATGTGTAACTGCTCAATTGGACGCACGGTCTATTTGCTGATCTTATCAATTTAAGGGGAACACAATGCTACATGACAGAGACTATTACTTGGCTTGCGCACAGAATATGGAAAGAATTGGCGGTTCGTTTGCATCCGCAATTGCTAAAGCATTTTTTGTCGCTGACGAGCACAACATGACAAAATTGTTGGCATCCTTTGGATCATTGTTCGAAAAGTTTGCGCCACAGGAGAATGAGCAATGATGTGGCTAGTCAAAATCATTCAAAACGGCAAAGTCTTGAACGAAGAGCGGTTCAACACCCCAGATGGAGCGAAATACTGGGCGAAGCAATACTTAAGGACTAACCGCCTTACAGACTGCAATGTATCCATCCAACTATCTAACTGACGAGTTCGTAAGAACGAAACCGTAGAGATACGGTCTTAGATTAACTAAAAAGGAAAAAGCAATGGAAACTACAAAAGATTTAGCAAGCGAACTGAGCCAATTTATCGGCACAACACGGTATTACAAACCGTCTATTTTCTCAAGCATGAGAATAACGGACGGAGTGAAGTACTTTATCGACAATGCAGGGAATGGCGCTTACTGGTTTACTGACATAGTAGCGACCGAGATTGTGCCAAAAGTTTTGAAGCACGATTTTATGACGGTGCAACTTGTTGCACTTGAAAACAAGGCCACGATCATTGCAAATGACGGTGACGGTAAAAGAGTATTTCTCAAGACAATTGGCTACACCGATTGCCCTGACGGAGAATACGAATTCTTCATACAAGACTCATCAGGCCCAGTTGATGGTAGTTTTGTGGTCATGATGTTGCCAAGCGAGTACTGAAATGATATTGACAACACCAGACCAGATCGAGCATTTCAGAATGTTGACTCTTTACCAAGGGCTAAAACTTGAGATTGCGGGCATGAAAGTAAACCGTCATACCTCTATCTTGAAAATTCTCAAGAAAATGGGCTACAAGGGCACAAGAAAAGAAATTTTGGTGCAACTGGCTAAAGACTTAGGCAAAGAGATTAACTGACGAGCCCTGATTGGGCGAAACCGTAGCGATACGGTCTTAATCAACTACAAAGGAAATACAAATGAAAAATTACACATTTTACGAAGACCCAGGTCATGGATGGCTTGAAGTTTCGCTCAAAGAACTAATCGAATTGGGCATTGCAAACGCTATCAGCCAGTACTCATACGTCAAGATGAAGCAGGGCAAACCGTTCGTCTACTTGGAAGAGGACTGCGATTACTCCACTTTTGCGGACGCAATGGCTAAAGCGGGCAAGCAGTACAAGTACGAATCAGTCTACCAAGAGAACACACCGATTCGCCATTACATGAGATACCACCCAATGGATTGGGCAAGTTTTAAGTAATGCAACATTTCTTAGTCAATTTGATGATGACAATCGTTTTTATAGCGGTTGTCATCATGTTCATAATTTCAATATGGAGATAACAATGGATGTAAAACAATCGTTGCACAAGCTAGATCAGCTACTACAACTCTCACAACAAGACATATCGCATGGATACATAGGGGACGCACTCAACCGATTGGGGGAGATGTACGAACTACTGGGAGATACATATAACTATATGGACGGCTTTGTACCAAGAGAGAAACAAATTAAATGTTTGATGTGCGGGTCAACCAACACAATAACAGTCAACCAACAGGGCGCAATATGAAATACACAATAATTATAGGCAACCCAGTTGACGGATTTAGATCAAAAGGCATATTTGATAATAACGAAGATGCGGTCGCATACGGAGATATGCAGAGATTAATTCACGATTACTCAATAATGGAGATTGAGGAAATACAACGACCACGACCAACCAAAAGTGAAATGATTGAGATGCTTATAAAAAGCGACTTGGAAGATTGCAATGACGTTAAAGACTTAAAAGAAATACTTCGCAGTTTTCTCTTAGCAGGATGCAAGGGATACCAAAACTGGACGGAGTTGGATTTAAGGGATGAAGTCGTTGGAAGAGAATTAATTTAAGGAGAAAGTAAATGTTATTAGTAATAGATACAGATGCGTTAATCGAATGTGCAGTTGAACATATGGATAGTGAAACAGACTTGCGATGGCCTATTGGTGCGGCTATGCAGGACTTACATCACGATGCCATGCAAGATATATTTAAATTAATGGTAGAAAAGCACAATGCAAATCTTGAAAAAGGAGAAATCGAATGAACGATTTAAAACGAGCAACCGAACTTATATGGGAAACCTACAAGGACGAAATTATTGAATCAGGAGACTGGTTTTTTAATTTGGACGAACACACACTCAATTTTCACGACCAAGATAGGGATGGCTTGATGACGGTCGATATTTATCAAGCGACCAACAATCAAACCAATTGGGATAAATTAGAACCATTCAAAATGTATTTTAAATATGCAGGAGCAATAGCATGACAGTAGCAGATCTAATCCGTCAACTCTTACAAGTGGACGATATAACGAAACCAGTTTACATTTACAAATACGAAGATAGCAGACTCGCTGAAATAGACGTAGTTGACGAACTATCCGACAGGGTTGACCTAAACTTGAGAGAAATGGCATGATAGAAATCAAATAAAGGATGCAAAATGAAAATAGATCAAGGAATGATTCAAGAAATCAATTACGAATATCCAGGAATTCACCTAATCCACCTAAAAGATGGACGAATCATTGG